GATGATGTGCTGGTGGCCCGGGCCGGTGGCGTGTACGGCAACAAGTGGCGCGATGGCCGGCCCGCAGTCACTGGCGGTGCCTCGGACGCCGGCGTGCGCCCGTGGCTGGACCACGCCGAGCGGATGATCCCGGACCCCGCCGAGCGTGAGCATGTCCTGAACATCATGGCGTTCAAGGTCCAGCACCCGTCGATCAAGATCAACCACGGCGTGCTGCACGCCGGCCGGCCTGGCAGTGGCAAGGATTCGCTTTGGGCGCCGTTCCTGTGGGCGGTAGGTGGCGAGGGAAAGACCAACGTTGCGACCGTCAGAAACGAAGAGATCAATTCCCAGTGGGGGTATGCGTTCGAGTCCGAGGTGCTGGTGCTGAACGAGCTGCGCCAGCCCGAGGCGTCCGACCGCCGCGCGCTGGAGAATCGCCTGAAGCCCCTGCTCGCCGCGCCGCCCGAACTGATATCGATCCAGAGGAAGGGACTACACCCCTATGACGCCGCGAACAGGCTCTTGGTCTTGGCGTTTTCCAACGAACGCGCCGCCATCTCGCTGCCGTCAGATGATCGGCGCTGGTTCGTCCTGTGGTCCGAGGCCGAGATCATGCCCCCTGACGTTGCGGCTCGGTTGTGGGCCTGGTACGCGGGCGGTGGCCTGGCGTCGGTGGCCGCGTGGCTCCACGCCCGTGACGTGTCCACGTTCCAGCCTGGCGCCGCGCCGCCCATGACGGAAGCGAAGGCCATCATGTTGCAGGCCGGGCTCTCGGGTTCTGAGGCGTGGTTGGTGGAGCAGATGACGCACCGTGTGGGCCTGTTTGCGCGTGGCGTGGTCGGTGGCCCTTGGCAGGGCTTCTTGGAGGGCCTGCAGGCCCGTGCACCGGCCCATATCAAGCTGGTAGTCCCTGCCCTGCTACATGCCTTCCGTGAGGCCGGCTGGGAAGACATGGGCCGGGTCTACTCGGTCGAACACCCGACGAAAAAGCACGTATTCCGCGCGCCTGATTGGACGGGAAGCAAATCGGAGGCGCGCCGCTTGGTGGATCTGCCCGAGCCCAGCGCGGCCGACATCATTGCCCGCGTGAAGGGCTAGGAAAAGAAAAGCCCGCCGGGCTTATGGCCGGGCGGGCTTGAAGACCCCGGGAGGGGCGTCAGGAGAAATTGGCAGGCCCGACTATAAGTCAAGGATGATGATCAGTCCAGCGGCCAGTAGCAGCGCCAGGCCGGCCCAGATCATTCCTCCTCCGCGTCATCGTCGTCGTCGTCGTCCGGGTACAGTTCCCGGCGTATCTCCTCCAGTTCTGATGGGGTCAGGGGTCGATCCGGGTCCATACAGGGGATCATTACGGGTTGCATAGGTCAATCTCCTATTGAACAACGACAAGGGCGCCGCGGCCGCCGCTGCGCTGCGCGCCGCACCAGCCGGCGCCGATGCTGGCGATGCGGCCATCGGTGATGCGCAGCTCGACGTATTGGATTTTGCAGGTGTGGCGGTAGCTATTCGGGACGAACCCGGCCGCCGCATAGACCCGCACGCGGTTCTGAGCGCGTGCGGCCGCGCGCAGGGCGATGCGCACGCGGGACCAGTCGCACGCGCGTTTGGTGGAAAGGGTTTCGGCGGGCAGGGAGGCGCGCAGCGCGCGCAATTGGGGGCGAAGATGGAAAAGCACGGTCAATCCTTTCAAAAGGGCGCCGGCGTGTCCGGCAGGGGTTGACGTGGGGCCACTGGCGCGCGCACGGGCTTAGGGTCCGGGGCGTGGCCGGGGGCCGGTAACGTGACGGGGAACGGCCACGGGCGGGGACGTGGTGGCGTGGCGTGGTACATGGGGTTGCTGCGGGACATGGTGCGCGCCTCAGCGATACCAGTAAGTCACGCCGTCGATTTCGGTGGCGCTGTAGTCCATGCGGATATTGCGCGCGGTGGCCTCCCAATCAATCTCAATGTAGCTGGGCAGGTCTTGCGTCCTGATGTCGCCGATGTCATGGCACAGCTCAGTCGCGTAGTCCACAAAATAAGAATCACGAATCAGCGTGACGGGATACCAGTCGCCGCGCCATTGCTCATCCCCGCCGGAGCCGGCCAGTTCTTCCAGCAAAGCCCGAAGGGCGGTCAGTTCTTCGGTGAGTGCATCTGCCGTCGGTTGGTGGCCGGTATGCTCGGTTTCTGTCATGTCTTCAATGTCAGATTCCAGTTCTTCAACGCGGGCGATGATGTCGCGCACGTCGATGATGTCAGCGGTCAGGTCAAGAGTAGTTGCGTTCATGATGTACCTCAGTTGATTGGATTGGACTGTGCGATGCGTGGCGCATCCCATAGGCGCCCGTTGGGGGCGCCTAGGCGGATGGGTCAGCGACCGCAGGGGCCAAGGGCGGCTAAGAACTGGTCATCTGTCGGCGTAAGCCGATACATGATGGTGGTGGTGTGGACGCTGTTGCCACGGCTGTAGTCCACGTCTTTGACGCGGTTTGTGATCTCGACCATGCCCAGCTCGACCAATTTGTGCAGCGCCGCGCGTTCGCGGGTGCCGAATGAAACGCGCCCGCCAAGGGCACCGCGACCACTGCCGACGTCCACAGCGGCTAAGCCGCCGTATAGCTTGGCGCGCTCAATTAGTGCGCGTTGGGTTTTCGTCATGGTGTAGGTTCTCCGTCAGATGAAAGCGGCGAGCAAAAGCCCGAGAGCTGCGCCGAAGGCGCAGGCAAAGATGATGTCAATGGGACGGGTGCGCATGGTGTCAGTTCTCCTTTGGGTACGGACCCACAAAAAAGGCGTTGCGTTCTTTACGCCCCCATGGGTAAACGTAGGGGGTGTTACTTAACTCACTGGAGTGGTGACCCGGATAATGTGGCGGGCCCGGTGGTAGCTCTTCCCCCTCGACTGTGTGGTCGTAAGGGATTCGCAAGCCCGTAAACGCGCCCATTTCATTCGTCGGCGTGAGCGGGATGCCCCGCTAGTTGATCTTTGCCCCATGCGATCGCGTCGTCGGGGTTCGGAAAGAACGGGCATCCCGTCATCGTGAACCATCGGTTCAAGGTGCTAACCCATATTTCAGCGCGCCACCCCTCCAAGGGTGTTTTTGCGGCAGATATTTTCGGCATGTTGCGGCTCCAAAGATGCGCGGCCCGTAGGCCGCGCGGGTTGACGTCAGACGATGAAGTCGTAGTGCTTGTCACACTTCATGTCTGCAGCGACACGGGACAGTTCAGCCTTAGAGCGGTTTGTCATGGCTGCGCGAATGAGTGCAGACATGGAGCGCGCGAGGGTGCTGACGTCGACAAGGCCTGCTGCGTGCCATTGCTTGAGCTTGTTCACTTCGCGTTGTTCCGACTTGTTCATGTTAGGTCACCTAGGTTACGCGCGGAAATCGCGCGGCAGGTGTTAATGTACGGGATTGTCGTTCACCCAGTAAAGTGTAGGGGCTTTGCCAATCGTATGATGATTGTCAGGGAATGGCGTTACCTAAGTTGGGGCAAGGGGATTAGGCGATGCGACGCCATCATCTTAGCCTTGCCACTAGCCCATGATCTAGGCGCCTCAGCGCGACTCATCTTCTAGGGAGATATGCTTTCTAGGCTATTGGATGATTGACTGTCAATCAAAAGAAGATATATAAGTATATAAGCATATACTGATATATGGGCATGGCGGCGCACGCGTCCGGCGCGACCCCGATATGCTATGCCCAGAGCGCCTACCATGACCTATAAGCTTTTTGACCCTCAAGACCACCGGCGCGCAGCTGCGCACCCGTCAGGCAGTCTAGGTTATGCGTCCAGCATGACCCAGACCACCTAGCAGCTGGATGCCATGCTGCCCAGGGCAGCGACCCGGATAGGCGACGCCTAGAGCGCCTAGCAGCGCCTAGCCGGTAGCCGGGGGCTTGCGGCCAGGCGCCAGACGGCGTGCGGCCAGGCGCCAGACGGGGGGAGGGGGAGGGCCGGCGACCTGAGCGGTCAAAAACGAAGGGGCCGCAAACAATTTTTATTTTTTGGAGGCACAAGCAAAAATTATTTTTGCAAACACAAACGGAAAAGGCTTACGCTATACTCAGACCGCCATGTTCAAGTCGCTTCCGCTGACCATCCGCGAAGTCAAAGCCACGGAGGCCGTGCTGAACCGCGTGTATGACGCAGCGAAACTGGGTTTGAAGGGCGACAACCTGGCGCTGGCGGCTGGGCTGTTGCCGAGCGAGTACCGGCGCTTGCGCGAACTGGACCCGATTGCAGAGTTGGCCGAGCAAAAGGGCCGCGCGGATGGCGAGATCGCCATGTCCACGGTGTTGCATGAGGCGGCGATGAACGGCGACTCCAAGGCGGCGCTTGAGATACTGAAGCACGCTCACGGTTGGGTGGCCAAGCAGCAGGTACAGATCGACGTGGCGCAGCAGATCAGCATCACGGCGGCGCTTGAGCAAGCGCAGTCGCGGGTGCTGGAACTCGTACATGAGGTGACGGATGCAAGAGCCCCGGTTTTCGGCGGACCAAGAGCAAGGCTTGATGGCCAGGCTCTGGAGTCCGGCGATAGCGAACGACCCTGAGAAGTTCGTACTGTTCGCGTTCCCGTGGGGCGAGAACGGCACGCCGCTGGCCAAGCACAAGGGGCCGCGGGGGTGGCAGCGGCAGGTGCTGCGCGACATCCGCGACCACATCGCCAAGAACGGGTCGATAGACGCCTACCAGGTGCTGCGCATGGCCACGGCGTCAGGGCGGGGCATCGGTAAGTCGGCGTTGGTGAGTTGGCTGGTGGTGTGGATGCTGACCACGCGCATCGGGGCAAGCGTCATCGTGTCGGCCAACAGCGAAGCGCAGCTCCGCAGCATCACATGGGCCGAGATCACGAAGTGGCTGGCGATGCTGATCAACAACCACTGGTGGGAGATCAGTGCGACGCGGATCACGCCGGCCAAGTGGTTGAGCGAGATCGTGGAGCGCGATCTGCGCAAGGGCACGCGGTACTGGGGCGCGGAAGGTCGGCTGTGGTCGGAAGAGAACCCTGACGCCTACGCCGGCCTGCACAACTCAGACGGCGTGCTGCTGATCTTTGACGAAGCCAGCGGCATACCGGACACGATCTGGGACGTGGCTCAGGGCTTCTTTACGGAGAACACGCCGCACAGGTTTTGGCTGGCGTTCAGCAACCCGCGGCGCAACCAAGGGTACTTCTACGAATGCTTCAACGCCAAGCGGGCGTTCTGGAACACGCGGCAGATCGACGCGCGCACGGTCGAGGACACGGACAAGAGCGTCTACGAGCAGATCATCGAGGAGTACGGCGAGGACAGCCCGCAGGCCCGCATCGAGGTCTACGGCGAGTTCCCGTCAACGGGCGACGAGCAGTTCATCGCGCCAAGGCTGGTCGATGAGGCATTCAAGCGCGCCAAGTACAAAGACCCCGGAGCACCCATCGTGATCGGCGTGGACCCGGCGCGCAGCGGGTCGGACTCCACCGTCATCGTGGCCAGGCAAGGGCGCGACCTGGTGGAGATCCGGCGCTACCGCGGCGACGACACCATGACGGTCGTGGGGCACGTCATTGAGGCCATTGAGGACTTCAAGCCGACGCTGGTGGTGCTGGACGAGGGTGGGCTGGGGTACGGCATCCTTGACAGGCTGAACGAGCAGCGGTATAAGGTGCGCGGCGTCAATTTTGGCTGGAAAGCCAAGAACCAGGTCATGTGGGGCAACAAACGAGCCGAAATGTGGGGTGCGATGCGCGATTGGTTGCGCACCGCGGCCATCAAAGAGGACCGGCAGCTCAAAACGGACCTAACGGGGCCGAAAACCAAGCCTGACAGCAGCGGAACGATCTATCTGGAGTCGAAAAAGGACATGAAAGCCCGCGGATTGGCCTCTCCAGACGCTGCTGACGCGCTGGCGGTCACGTTCGCCTTCCCCGTGGCCTCCAGAGAGCGCGTGGAGCGCCCCAGAACGCTTACAATGCGCGACAGAAGCCAAATGTCGGCGAGTTGGATGGGGGCGTGATGACCAAGAAATCCGTGTCTTTGAGCGTTGGCCGGGGCGAGAAACGTCCTACCAGCCAAGGCGCGGGTTTGACGGCCAAGGGGCGCGAGAAGTACAACCGCGAGACGGGCTCAAATCTCAAGGCCCCGGCCCCCAGCCCCAAGACCGAGGCCGACAAGGGTCGAAAGGCGAGCTTCTGCGCCCGCATGGGCGCGGTAGCAGCCAAGGCCGAGAACGGCGAACGCGCCAAGGCGGCGCTCAAGCGTTGGAAGTGCTGAAAATGGCAACAAAACCGGGTTTGTACGCGAATATCCACGCCAAGCGTGAGCGTATCAAAGAAGGCTCTGGCGAAAAGATGCGCAAACCGGGCACAACGGGCGCTCCGACGGCTAAAGCCTTCAAAGAGTCCGCTAAGACGGCAAAAAAGGGCAAGTAATCATGCCGCTCGTCAAATCAGCGTCTCCGACGGCTTTTCGCAAGAACGTGAAGGCCGAAATGGCGTCTGGAAAGCCCCAAAATCAGGCCGTAGCCATCGCGTACAGCACCCAGCGTGCTGCACAGGCCAAATCAGGCTCAAAACCCGCGCCAAAGGGCAAGAAGTAACATGGCTGACTACACCGGCATTACGGCTGCAGCAGCCGTCGCCAACGGCGGCGGGGGCAAGAACAAGTCCGAATCGGACGTTTTGGCCACCGCCCGTACCCGGCTGAACCAAGCCATTTCGGCCTACAGCGAGAGTCGGGAAGACGAAATCGACGACCTGAAGTTCTTCGCCGGCAGTCCGGACAACCACTGGCAATGGCCAGCAGACGTTTTGGCCACCCGCGGCGCGGTGCAGGGGCAGACGATCAACGCCAGGCCGTGCCTGACGATTAACAAGCTGCCGCAGCACGTCCGGCAGGTCACCAACGACCAGCGCCAGAACCGCCCCAGCGGCAAGGTGATTCCCGCCGACGACAAAGCCGACATTGAGGTCGCGGAGATCTTTGACGGCGTGGTGCGGCACATTGAGTACATTTCTGACGCCGACGTGGCCTACGACACGGCCTGCGAGAACCAAGTGTCGTTCGGTGAGGGCTACATCCGCATCCTGACCGAGTACTGCGACGACAACACTTTTGATCAGGACATCAAGATCGGGCGGGTGCGCAACTCGTTCTCGGTCTACATGGACCCGATGATTCAAGACCCCTGCGGGGCTGACGCCAAGTGGTGCTTCATCACTGAGGACATCACCCGCGAGGAGTACCACCGGCTGTATCCCAAGGCGTCACCCGCCAACACGTTGATGAGTCTGGGTGTGGGCGACCAGTCCCTGAGCCAGTGGATCAACGACGACACGATCCGCATCGCTGAGTACTTCTACGTCGATTACGACACCGCCACGCTGAACCTGTATCCGGGCAACCAGACGGCGTTTGCCGGGTCGTTTGAGGACAAGGAACTCAAGGCGATGTTCGGCAAGCCGATCCGCTCGCGCCAGGCCGACCGCAAAAAGATCAAGTGGTGCAAGATCAACGGCTACGAGATCCTTGAGGAGCAGGAGTGGGCCGGCAAGTACATCCCCGTGGTGCGGGTGGTCGGCAACGAGTACGAGGTCGATGGCCGGGTGTACGTCTCGGGCTTGGTGCGCAACGCCAAGGATGCCCAGCGGATGTACAACTACTGGACGAGCCAAGAGGCCGAGATGCTGGCGCTGGCCCCCAAAGCACCGTTTATCGGCTACGGCGGGCAGTTTGAAGGGTACGAGATGCAGTGGAAGACTGCAAACACCCAGAACTGGCCGTATTTGGAGGTCAACCCTGACGTGACGGACGGCGCGGGCAATACGCTGCCGCTGCCGCAGCGCGCCATGCCTCCGATGGCCCAGACGGGCCTGATTCAGGCCAAGATGGGGGCCGCAGAGGACATCAAAGGCACCACGGGGCAGTACAACGCATCGCTGGGGCTGGAAAGCAACGAACGCTCAGGCAAGGCCATCTTGGCCCGCCAGCGTGAAGGCGACACGGGGACGTACCACTATGTTGATAATCTGGCTCGGGCTGTGCGTCATGTTACTCGCCAACTGGTGGATCTGATCCCCAAGATCTACGACACGGAACGCATCGCTCGCATCATTGGCGAGGATGGCGAGTCCAGCATGGTCAAGATGAGTCCCATGCAGCCTGAGCCGGTGCGCAAGATCGTCAACCAGCAGGGCATCGTGATCGACAAGATCTACAACCCCAGCGTCGGCAAATACGACGTGGTGGTGGTGACGGG